TAACTGTTTGTGAAGCACCAATTGTTGCAGCCGATGCCGTTTCCCTAGAATAACCGCCGCCACCACCACCACCTGAACCACCACCTGAACCACCACCTGAACCACCACCACCGCCGCCACCGACAAGTTCGATGATACAATATAACATGCCAGCCGACGGCGTATAAGTGCCGGACGCGGTGAACACCTGTTTTTGAACAGATACAATGCCGCCGCCACCCGTTTGCAATTGGAAACGTGTTGCATCACATCTGGCCGTATAAATGACACCACTTTTAATGTCACCAGCCACAAGCGCGGTTGGCGTTCCGTTGACCATTTTATGAATTTGCACGACGCCTTTCCCGTCAACATTGATTGACGTTGCGCCGGTGTTGTCCGCTGTTGCTTTGAATTGAATTTCAAGGCCAGCGGGATAACCGGAAATCGGAAGCGAATTGGTTAGCGTGATTGCGTTGGCCGTTCCACCAACCGTCCCATATATTCCGATTTGCTTCTGAATATCGTTGACGTTTAAGAACGTCGCACCGCCGGCCGTTGCGCCGTCATGCGCGGCAATTCGCTTTGTGTCGGTGATGACGACAATTTCACCTTCAGCGCCGGTGAAAGAAGCATTGTCTGCGGCCGTTCCGCGACGTCGTTTGACCTGTGTTGCCATTTAAACAATGCTCCCGAAATCGTTTGTTCCGACCGTGGCGTCAGTAATTAAATCATAATCCACACTATCAACAACCGTCCCGGTTATCAACCCATAATCTATAGTAATTGTCGCCCCCGAGGGACTAGATACGGTAAAACCAAACAATGATTGCCACGACGAACGAACACCGATTTGGTTGACCGAACGGACGCGGCAATCATAGGTCACACCCGGTTTGACCTGTTTCACCGTGATTGATGTGTCTTCGTCTTCAGCCCTGAACGAACGTTCCCAATCCGTCGCCGTCGTTTCCTTGAACTGAACGTCAAAATAACCACCGTTTATGACAAAGATGTCGACCGGTGAAACCCATGTGATTAAAAATTGATAGGTCAAATCGCCGCCCGCTGTCGGGATTTCTGTTGGATAAACCGCCAAACTGGTCGGCGCGGCAACGTTCCGCGGGTTCGGAAGGTTGGTATTCGGCGCGGGGTCAACAGTGGTTTCTTCCCCGCTGTTCCAATCATAGACCGTGCTTGCGGTTTCCTGAAGCGACATTTTGACCACGAACAAAGGCGCGTCGCCTTGTGATTCTTGCGTCAACGTCCATTTTACCACTTCGAATAGTTTGGACGACCAACCCATTCGGGAATTGGTTATATAAACCACGTCGCCCGGTTGAACCTGCATTGCCGCAAGGCTGAACGTGCCTTCGACCATTATTTCCTGACGGGAACGTTCAAGTTTAATTTTAGACAGCCGTTGTGCAGTTGCCGACCGTTGGGTCATTGGAAGGTCATAATCAATTGGTGTCACACGACCATTGTCTTCGGTGACATAGGTCGAATTCGTAACCGGCGGATAGTCGGCCGGCTCACCGTCGTTTAACGGGCTGACATAGACACCTTTTATCAGGTTGAAGCGGTCGCGCCGGCTGGCCTTTGTGCGAACATTTAAAGCCGTAATCAAATCATCTTCGTCAAACGTGAAAACTGGTGTTTGATAGCTGGCCGCCTTGATTTTCCACGTCCCGCCGACATAGATGAAATCGCCGCCGATAGTGCTTAACAAATCTTTAAGGTTGTCGCCGATGTTTTCACTAGATTCAACAACACCGCCGCCATAATAGCGGGGTTCGGCGTTCTTTGTGATTGTCATCGTGCCTGAACCGGCGGTCGTGAAATTGATTGCTGTCCCGGCCAGCGCATTCGCCAAACTGGTCGCCAGCTTGATTCGAAGCGTTGTTTTGCGCTGATAACAAATCACAAAATAATTGGTTGCCAGCGATAGGCCGGTCGGCAATGCGCCCGAAGTGGTCAACTGAACACGGTCGCCGGTTTGAAAGGCCAACGTGTCGTTCGTCGAATCTAGCGTGATGATGTCGGTCGCCGCGTCATTGGTGGTCGACGTTTGAACCACGGCGGCCGTGGCAACCATTTCGTCCGCGGTGTTGGCCGACGCGTTCAAATAAGTGTCGTCGATGTTGGCGCTGGCAATGCCCGCGCCGGGAACTAGGTCGTCAAGCGGTGTGACCAGATAATCACGCACAAACAACGCACCGTTGGCCGTCCAACGTGTCGTGGTGTCGCGCGGGTCATAAATTTTCGCGCCTTTGGTGAATGCGGTGATTACAGGGACGGACGTCGGGAAAATGTTTCGGTCGAACTTCAATCGAACATAAATGTAACAAACGCCGACGCCGACATGCGTGGAAGGGATGGTCGTTTCGGCAACCAAGTCGGGGTCGGCAACCTGACCAGCGCCGCCCAAATGTTTTTTGATTCGGGCAAAACCAGAAAATGCCCCGTTGATAACGTTGCCGCTTCCGTCGATATAGTCGGGCGGAATCGAAATGTCGTCGAACCAAACTTCCCCAATTTCCTGACATTCATGGTCGGCCAACACAAGAACCAAGTGAATATAAAGGTCATCGTCAGACGTTTCGATTGTCGTCAGCGCGCCACCGACACGCGCTTCACCGTATAACTTCCGACGGATGGTGACCGGCTGTTTAATGTTTTGCGTGATGCCGCTTGCCTTGGCCGAATAACTTCCTGAAAGATTCGGTGTTTTCGGTTTCGGCGCAAGTGCTGAAGAAAGCACACCAAGACCGACCGAAATCAATGCGCTGGTAATGGCTGAACCGATAACGATTGCCGTGCCAATGGACGCCAAACCGGCGTTCGCAATAGCCAAAACAATCGCTGATTCAATACCCATTTAAACGCCCCAAGCCTTCAACCAATGTTTGCGTTCGAAGAAAAACAAACCGTCTTTCCCAGTAGTCACCGCGCGCCGACCGGTCATATCGACAACAGCAAGCGCAACTTCTTTTTCATACTTTACCGCCACAATGTCGCCGCGACCAGCGAAATTCACGTTCGGAAGTTCTTGACCAAGGTATTTGTCGGCAACTTCAATCAGGCTTTTAAGCCCTTCGGCCTGAAGCATTTCAAACGCTTCTTTTTTGGTTTTATAGGTGCGAAGATATTTTTGAACAAAATCTTCACCCGTCATGACTTTCAGTGCAAGACCGGCAAAAAGCGCGCAATCAAAAACACCGCGTTCAAACTTGCGTTCGCGGTTTTCTTCGATGAATTTATTCAGTTCGATTTGCCAATCTTCGCGTCTTTTCATTTACTTACCACCCCAAACGATTTGTTTATTCTGAAGTGATGTGACACCCGAAAAGAACGTGTCGGTCGCGGATTCAAGTTTCTGGTCTTCGTCCGTGCGACGGCGTTCGTTTACGCGCTGAAGGATGATGATGTCGCTTTCGGCCGACAGCGAAATTGTCGCAGTGTCGCCGCCGTCCTGAATTTCCATGACGTCGGCTTTGCCCGAAAAAAAGCGAAACGGGTCGACCACGATTGCGCCGGCCGAATCGAAGAAACCAATGTCGACAGTGATTGCGCGGTCTTGATAATGTTCAGCCAGCGCGATTGAAATCAACGCTGAAGGGACGCCGGACAGCTTCAGCGAAATGCCGCGTGATTCAACCTTCAGGCTTTCGTCAATCGGGCTTAAACCCAACAACTGACCCGCGCCCGTGTAGGTGTCACCGTCATAAACAAGGTCGCCAAGACCGTTCCAAAAACGAATCGCACCGCTGTCGAACAATGCTTGAAACAGCATGAACGGTCGGGTCAAACCGCTTGTGATTTCGCTTTTAAATGCAGCTGTAAGGTCACGCGACATTAACGAACCTCGCGCGCTGAAAACTGAACACTGTGTTGGTTTGGCGGTTTAATGTTGACCGGGTTGGAATTGCTTTTCAGACGGAACAAACCTTTTGCGTTGGTCACGACCACGGTCGTGTTGTCGGCCGGCGCGGTGACTATCTTCGGCGCAAGGTCAAGGGTCACTTCACCGCTTCCGTTGCTGTTCACGTCTGCCAACACCTTATGCAAACGCGTCGACAAACCTGTTCCAAGCTGAATCCAATCGCCGGCCTTCAAAATGCCTGTGGTGCTGATTGTGAAGCCGTCCACAATCAAAGACCGTCCGGTTTGACCCGCACCTTTGACCAAAGGCGTTCCGGTTGCCACACCACGCGGTGTTTCACTGCCCGGGATAGCCATTGTGAAGCTTCCGACGCGGCCAGCCAGCGACAACAAAAACGCATTGTAAGCTTCAGCTTGGTCACGGTTCAAAAGGTTCAAAACAAAATTGATTTCCCACGCTTCACCCGGGTGTTCTTGCACCTGTTGCGCGAAACTGAACGGGCTTTCGGACACCGAAACAGCGCTAATCAAATCAATGGTGAATTCGGACGCCCCGAAGCTAGTCGGCAAATCCAATGGATAGGTGATTGTCATTAATAACCCCGCAGTCTTGCGTCATTGACGGCCGCAATGGTTCGATTTTGGAATTCCGGCAACATGGCAATCATTTCAGCGCGAACGGTTTGTTGAACACCGGTCGACACGTTGATTGTCTGGTTGACGACTACGGCCGCGCCGCCGCCCTTTTGGTCAGGGCTGATTGAAAGCACTTCACCGCGACCGACGTTTGCGATTGGCTGGTTGTTCAGACTTAGAAGGTTATTGTCGACGCCACCGTTGCCGCCTAATACCATCGAACCACCGGACGCAAAGCCGAACGCTTTGCTGATACCGCCGAAGATGCCGCCACCACTGAACGCGCCCGAAATACCGCTTAATAGACCACCGCCACCACCGCCCCCGCTGAACACGCCACGCAGGGCGTCAGAAAGCGGCGACGTGACGCCCTGTTGCAGAAACAGCTTTGCCATGTCCTTGAGCAAGTCACCCAACGCTTCTTTCGCCGATTTGCTTCCGGTAATGAAATCACCGAACGCGTCGGAGGCACTGTCCGCAAACCGGTCGGTTTGTTGAATAAGCCGTTTCATATTTTCGTCGACTTCAGGAAGCGTTTCTTTTGCTGTTTTTATTTTTTTGTTTACTTCATCAAGGTCGCTTGCCGACGCGACGGGCGTTGAACGTTTCTTCGGAATGGACGACACGGTTGCGGTCGGTTGTGAATTCTTTATTGCCGCCAATGTGTCGGTCGAACTTCCACGAAGTTCTTCTTCGGTTAAACCCGACAGTGAACTTCCTTCACCCAACAAACCGAACAGGCTTGTGACGGAACGCGAAAGACTGTCGATTTTGACAATGGCTTCGGTCACAACCGTGTTGATGATTGCTTGCAAGCTTTCTGAAAAAAGCTTCACACCTTGCGACGCATAAGAAAAGCCTTCGCCGACAAAAATAATTGCATTCGCCAAGGCGGTGCTGATACCGGTTGCCGAATCAAGCTGACCAATGAATTCAAGGAAATTATTCATCAAAATGGTCAACGATTGACTGATTGTCGGAACAGTTTCACCGAAGCTTGCGTCAAGTGAAACCTTCGCTTTTTGGAACGCTTCGATGACAACGTCGGCGGTGATTTTACCATCCTGACCCATTTGACGCAATTCACCGCGCGTCACACCCAACGAACTTGAAATCACGTCGGCAACAGCCGGCAATTGTTCAAGCACTGACCGCAATTCGTCGCCGCGCAACGCACCGGACGCCAAACCTTGCGACAACTGAATGAGGCCGGCCGCCGATTCGGTTGCCGACGCACCCGACAGAATGACCGCTTGGTTCAGGCTTCGGGTGAATTCTAAGGTTTCCTGTTGCGACAAACCCATTTCCTTGGTCGCAAGCGCCGTGCGCGCATAAACTTCGGCGGTCGACGCGAAGGATTGACGGGTTTCGTTGGAAATTGCGAATAGTTCTTTGGTCACGCCCAGCAATTCGGCCGACGTGTCGGTGACCAGTTTCAAGCGGTTTTGAATGTTGGTGTAAGTGTCGACGGCCTGTTGCAATTCGCGCAGCCCAAAAGCCACAACAACACCCTTTAGAGCGCCGGCAAGCGACCGACCAACACCGTCGAGCGACTTCAGTTGACCTTCAAGCCCTTTCGCGCCGTCTTGCGCTTTGCGACCCGACGCGCCAATGTCGTCAAGGGTTCGCTTGACAACCTTGCCGCCTTCGGTTTGTCCGCGAATACCAATGACAATTTCAGCGTCGGTCATGTCTTGCCCTTTTTGCGTTCACGAATGTCGTTGTCCACCTGTTCAAGCTTGCGAATATACCTGACGAAAGTGTTCACGTCATTTATATCATGCAATTCGTGGAATTCACACCACTTTATAATCGAAGACCACGGTATTGAACCGACCGCAAAACCGACCGGTCGGTCATAACACAATTCCTGATAGGCGTTCAAATAGACGTCCAACCCGGGCAACAGAACAGGGCGGTTTTCCAACGCAGTGACCTTGACGCCAGTTTCCGAAAGCGTGGTCAAATACTCGAAATTGCCGCCCCATTCTCGCCACCAAGACAGGACGTCAGTTAATTTTTTTCGTCGACCTTTTCAGCTTCTTCGCGGAACAGCGAAACATTTTCGGCCTGTTCTTTGACGTCTTGGAACAGGTCAGGCAAATCGTTGAACAATTTGACAACGTTTTCCTTGGTGAAAGGCATGTTCTTGCCGTTCGCGTCTTTGACGTCTTTCCAACCAATGACAACGCCTTCAGCATAGGATTCGTGCAAAATGCGCTTGCTGATTTCATCATCCAGCAAACCGCGGTCAAGCTGATGACGGAAAGGTTTCAGCTTGGCGGAAAGAATCATTGCAAACTTTTTATTCGAACCGCCGGCGCGGTGAATGGTGATTGAAAAGCCGGGATATTGCAGGGTTACGCCTTGACCAGTTTCAAGGTTTTCGTTGTTCTTGAACAGGTCATAAGGCGTCGGGGTTGATTTTTTGGTCATTGGGTTATTCCTTCGATTGGGTTTCGATTGGGAAAATCAATAAGCGGGTCACCGCCCAATCACCGGTGACCCGCCCTTCCGCTAGGAAGTTGTTGACCGCTTACGGTGTGCGGGTAATCTTCAGCGTGTTGTCGGTGTTATCATACAGGCCACGGAACGAAACCTTGCACATAATGTCTTGGTCGTTGCCGCCGGCGATGATTTCGGCCTTTTCAAATTTCAGGTTGGCAATGTCAAACTGATATTTTTTGGTCGATGCACCACCAATCACAAACGTCAAGTTGGACGCCGTGCCGGCCAAGAACAGGTCATAAAGCGACGCGTTGGTGAAATAAAGAACTGCTTCACCCGTCACTTCAAATCGACCCGTGCCAATCCCTCGCACGTCCAAAGAACCGACAATCGCCTGACGACGAAGGTTGTTGGTGATGTTCAGGTTCAGCGACATCATTTCGGGGCTGGTCACGCCGGTCATTGCCAGCGACGCAAAGTTTGCGGCCGCATTGATTACCGGGTTAGAATTCGCCGCCGTGTAGGTTGCGCTTGCAATGATTGCCTGTGCGGTGGTTGCGCCTTTCGCCAGAAAATCGAACGAACCGGTCACCACCTGTTTGGCCTGAATCGCCAGTTTCAGCGAATTTGCAATGCAACCGGTGAAACGATGATATTGGTCGGTCGCGCCACCTTCGAAGGTTTTTTCGATGGTGAAAGACTTTTGCGTCACGCCGTTCTTCAGAATGTTGGATGACCAAGCGCCATACATAAGGGATTCAAGCCATGCGTCAAACGAACCATAAGACAGTTCGAAGTCGACCGAACCGCCGGCGTCAGCGCCGACTTGAATCAGGTCGGTCACGTTTCGGTCGGCGCGAATTTCGTTGCTGACCACGTTTTCAATGTTGGCGTTCAGGCTTTCAGACGTGAAACGCTGATTGAGAAAAGCGGGGGTTGCGGGCGTTGTGCCATAAGTGACTTCGGTGATATAAGCCAATCGAGTTTGTGAACTATCGACCATTTTGTTTGTCCTTTCGGGTTAAGTTAGTTCGTCATAATAAAACGACGCGACGACGTTTATTTGATAAAACCCGTTCCCGTCATTACCGATTTGTCGACCTTGGACGTCCTGAAACAGAATGCCGTTGGTCGTTTGCGCGCCCATGAACACGCCTAACGCG